CAATCAAAAAATGCACGTGAAAGCCATAGAGGGTGTGGTATTTTGCAAAAAATAAAAAACTTTGTGAGGAGATAGGAGAAGATAGAGTAAAATGAAAGAAAATGAAAAGCTCACCATCGAGTATGTGGACATTGAAAGCATTAAACCATACAAAAATAATGCTAAGACACATCCGAGGGAGCAAATAGACCAGATCAAGAAGTCAATCGAAGAATTTGGCATGGACGATCCAATTGGAATCTGGAAAGATGAGATAGTAGAAGGACATGGCCGATTAATAGCATGCAAAGAGCTAGGAATGAAGCAAGTACCGATAATAAGACTAGACCATTTGACAGATGAGCAAAGAAAAGCATATACATTGGCACATAATAAGCTAACAATGAATAGTGACTTTGATTTGGATATTCTAAACCAGGAACTAATGTCCATAGATGGAATCGACATGTCAGAGTTCGGATTTGATGTAGGATTTGAAGAAAAGGAATACGAAATCATTGAAGATGAAGTACCAGAAGCCCCAAGCGAGCCAAAAAGTAAGCTAGGGGAAATATACCAACTAGGTGACCATCGATTAATGTGTGGCGATAGCACAAACATAAATGACGTAAACAAATTGATGGATGGAGCAGTAGCAGATTTGGTAGTTACGGATCCACCATATAACGTAGCAATAGAAAATAGCCAGGGAATGACAATACAGAACGACAACATGGGTTCAAGTCAATTTTTATCATTCCTAACTGAAGCATTTAATTGCTTAAACGAATCGCTAAAGTTTGGTGGTGCATTTTATGTGTGGTTCGCTTCAAGAGAACACATAAACTTTGAAACAGCACTAAATAATAACGGTTTACAAGTAAGGCAAGAATTAATATGGAATAAGAATGCATTAATACTAGGCCGAAGCGATTATCAATGGAAACATGAGCCATGTTTATACGGATGGAAAGAAGGAGCAAGTCATTACTTCGTAGATGACAGAAGCCAAACAACCGTAATAGAAGATAACAAACCAGACATAAAAAAGATGAAAAAAGAAGAGATGCAGAAACTACTAGAGGAAATATACAGCGATAAAGTAAGTTCAACAATAATAAACGAAGATAAGCCAGTAGTTAATGATTTACATCCAACAATGAAACCAATAAAACTAATAGCACGATTAGTAAACAACAGCTCACGTGCAGGAGAATTGGTTCTCGATTTGTTTGGAGGTTCAGGAAGTACGTTAATTACGTGTGAGCAGTTAAACAGAAAATGCTACATGATGGAGTACGATCCCGTTTATGTGGATGTAATAATAGAAAGATGGGAAAAGTTCACAGGAAGGAAAGCAGTAAAATTGGCATAAAAAAAGAATGCATTAGCATTCTTCGTCGTTGGATACTTCAATGTAGTCATTATCAAGTGATAAGTAACCATTATAACCAAAGCTGATAAATTTATTCATACGATAGGTACTGCAGCTAGTAGAAATACTATCAACACCAGCAGCATCCATATCGTCAACACATGCCTGAAGCTTTTCAATTAATGCTTCTAATTCACTTTTATTGACTTTCATTAGATAAGCTCCCTTTTTAATACGTAAGTGTATTTATTTAAGAATTCATCGAAGGTGTAGCCAGCATCATCGCAACCAGAGCCATCACCTTCAAATACCATGATTTTGGCTTCACCGTTAGTGTAGAAAGAAGCACATCCAACCCAACCATTTAGTTTGTTATGAGTTTCTAAATATAGCAATTCATCATCAGCAAGTAATTTTTTAATTTCTAATAAATTCATATTATAACCCCTCCCAAGGTTGTAATATTAATCACTCTAAATGGGAAAAATGTCAAGCATAAAGTGAAATAAAATGATTATAGTAGCAACAGACCAGGAATATGAGCTAGCAAAGAAAAGGTTCAAACATCACATCATAATAAAAACAGGTGTAGGTGGAATAAACGTAATAAGAAAGCTAAGAAGACTACCGAAGTGGATAAAAATAACAAACTTCGGATATGCAGGAAGTAACAACCTACCAGTAGGAACAGAAATAAAAGTTAGATGGTGTAAGTTATACCATCCAAACGTAGAATACGATGAAAAAACCTTCGTGTTAAGTGTACACGAAGGAATACCATGTTATACATCAAATGATTTTGTATTGGATACAAAAATAAACCAAACAAGTTTATTTGACATGGAATTAGCATACATCTTAGCTTTAGGATTTAAAAGAGTAGAAAGCATAAAGATAGTAAGTGATAATTTATCACTGAAGCAATATGAGGAGGAAATAAAATGATAGAAAAAGTAAACCCGAGCCATCCAGATAAGGTGGCAGATAGAATAGCAGGAGCTATAGTAGATTTGGCTTATAAATATCAAAAAGAGCCAAAGATAGCAGTAGAAGTATTAATAGGGCATGGAACATGCCATATAATAATCGAAAGTAGCATAAACTTTAATAGTGGTGATAGTTATGAAGCAGTTACTAAAGCAGTAAAAAGAATAGCAGGAGAAAGCATTCAAGTAGACATTAAGAGTGTATCCCAGGATGAACATTTATCAGAAAATCAAAGTCAGGAGATTAGATGTGGCGATAATGGAATATTCAAAGGCGTACCATTAACAGAAAACGAAAAAGAAATAAGCAAGATAGCACGCGAGATTTACAGGAAATACCCTACAGATGGAAAGTACATACTAACAGATCACGAATTAATAATCTGCCAAAGCAATGCAGATACAAAAGACCTAGAATCCTACGCATTATTAAAAAGACCATTCGTAGCAGTTAATCCATTAGGCGATTGGACAGGTGGCACAGACGTAGACACAGGAGCAACAAATAGAAAGTTAGGATCCGACATGGCACAAAGTGTGACAGGTGGAGGATTACACGGCAAAGATTTATCAAAAGCCGATGTGTCTGTGAACATTTATGCATTCAATAAAGCCCAGGAAACAGGAAAGACAGTAGAGCTATCCTGTGCAATTGGAGATACAACAATAGATGGAAAACCATATAGCGAAATAGTAGAAGAAGCCAGAGAGTACATAAATAGTATTGGTGGATTTGAAAAGTTTGCAGAGTGGGGATTATTCTAAAAGGAAGTGTAAAAAATGAAAATAGCACTAACAGATAACCAGAAGCTGCAATTACAAAAGCTAGGGTTTAAAGAAGAGGAAATGACTCCAGAACTTCTAGTCAACATAAAATTATACGAGCAAGCATTACACGGAAACGTTAGTGCAATAAACTCGATAAAGACAACCTTCACAAATGATGAAGAGGAAACTGAAGACATAGAAGATTTAACAAAAGAAGTAGAAAAAGAAGAGCAGAAATTAATCAAAACACTTGAAGGATTATCAAAAGAAGTTATAGCAGTTAATAAAGAATTAATTCATAATGTAGCATTCCAATCAGTTCAACTAAGACATTTATCAGATTACATAGCCGTACATGGAGTCAAAGAGAAATACAAGAACGGAAATAATCAATGGGGATGGAAAGACAGAACCGAAGTCAAAACGTACAATAACATGATGAAGAGTTATCAAAGCTGCATGAAGCAATTGAATGACCTGATGGCCACAAATTACGTAGGAAGCAGCAACTTTGAAGAGGATGACCTGAGTGATGACTAATGACTTACATAGAGGAATATTATAAATGGATATGCGATAATCCCAATAAAGTATGCAACAAGATAAAAAAACAATATGAGAAATTAGTAAATGATTTAAAGACACCGAAAACAGTGTCTTTTTTGAATAAAGCAACAGGGGAAACAGAAACCCATACATACGTATTCGATGAATACTTGGCACACAGGCCGATAAACTTTGCACAAAAGTATTGTAGACAAAGCAAAGGCCAATGGAATGGTAAACTACTAAAGCTCGAATTATTCCAAAAAGCCATGATAGAAGCTGCCTTCGGGTTTGTAGATCAAGAAACAAAACGAAGGAAATACAGAAAAGTAATATTCTTCGTAGCCAGAAAGAACGGGAAATCAGTTCTAGACTCAGCAATAGCAAATTACATGCTAACCAGAGATGGCGAAGGAGGAGCAGAGATTTACTCAGTAGCTACGAAGAAAGAGCAATCAAAGATAGTATGGGAAGAAGCCAAAAAGATGATAAAGAAGAGTCCAGCATTAAACATGCGAATAAGGTGTTTAATTGGTGGAATATACTACGATGCAACAGATAGTGTATTCAGAGCATTAGCAAGTGACTCAAACTCGTTAGATGGCTTAAATGCCCACCTGGTAATAGCTGATGAAGTACATGCCTGGAAAGATAAAAACTTGCTAGATGTAATGTACGACTCAATGAGTGCAAGACAACAGCCAATGTTACTAGAAACAAGTACCATGGGTACAGTAAGACAGAACGTATTTGATATCGAATACGAATATGCGAGCCAGGTAATAGATGGAACAGTAGAAGATGAATCATTACTGCCTATCATTTATGAATTGGATGATGAGAAAGAATGGGTAAACGAAGAATGTTGGTACAAAGCGAATCCAGCATTAGGAGTAATAAAATCACTGAAAGACTTAAGAGAAAAAGTCCAGAGAGCAAAAGCGAGTCCAATAGAATTGGTTAATTTACTTTGTAAGGACTTTAACATAAGACAGAACAGTGTAAATGCATGGTTATCATTTGAAGAATTAAACAACGAAGCAATATACAGCGAATGGAAAGATAGCTACTGCATAGGTGGTGCAGATTTATCAAGTACCACAGACCTTACATGTGCAACATTACTTGGAGTAGTAAGAGGAAAGATATTCGTAAAGCAAATGTATTGGATCCCAACCAATGCATTAGAAAAGAAAGTAATAGATGATAAGATACCATACGACAAATGGTACAAAAATGGGTATTTAAGATTAAGTGGCGATAGTAAAATCGACTACCACGATGTAACTTCGTGGTTTATAGAAGAAGTAGAGCAAAATGATTTAAGGCCTTTATGGATTGGATACGATAGCTGGAATGCACAATTCTGGTGTGATGAAATGACAAACTATGGATTTGATATGGTAGAAGTAAGGCAGGGATACAAAACAGAATCAGCCCCATTAAAACAAATGAAAGCTGACTTAATAGACAAAAAGATAAACTACAACAATAATCCAATAACCAAGTGGAACCTATCCAATGCAGCAGTAAAAGTGGATGACAATGAAAATATCATGTTATCCAAAGAGAAAGCAAGACAGAGAATAGATGGAGTAGCATCGTTAATGGATGCCTACGTCATTTATGTGAATAGACAACAAGAGTATCTTAACTATATAAGCGAGGAGGTAGTTTGATGGAAATTAGAAGTTTATTTAAAAGACTATTCAAAAGTGAAGCGAGCAACGAGCCATCAAAGGTGACATCGGTTAAATTCCTAGATGGTAGCGAGGCAAAGTTTACAACCTACAAAGGGGATTTAATTAACGATCCAGATGTAATGGCATGCATTGATGCAATAGCAAGAAACGGAGCAAAGATGCACCCGAAGCATATCAGAAACTACAATGGGCAGTTTGAAAACATAAGAGGTTATACTTATAAAATATTAGCAAAGAAGCCCAATGAGCTACAGAATGCCTACCAATTTTATTACCAGGTAATTACAAATCTAGAGTTATACAATGACTCGTTTATTTATGTTCAAAAAGACTTGAATAAAAACAGAGTCACAGGACTTTATCCGTTAGATTTTAGTGAAGGTAAATTATATGAATGCAACGACAAATTGTTTGTAAAGTTTAAATTTGGCACTTCAAAAGAAAGATACGTACCATATGATGACTGTATCCATTTAACAAGATTTACAAGTAAAGGTGGTGTATTTGGAGGCACAAACCTACCAATAGTAAAAACCATGTCAATGAAGCATGTTCTAGATGAAGGAATAATAAATGCAATAAAGACCACCTCATCAATAAAAGGTTTACTAAAATCCACAAAGGCATTACTTAAACCAGAAGACGTAAAAAAGATGAGGGATCAATTTGTAGAAGACTTTATAGAACATGCAGATAAAAGTGGCATTGGTGGATTAGATGCGACAACAGAATTTACACCTGTTAAAATCGAACCTACCACAGCCAACGAAACACAAATAAAAGAAATAAACGATAAAGTATTGTCATATTTTGGAGTTAATCTAAACATCCTACAAAGTAGCTACAGTGAGGATCAATGGAATGCATTCTACGAAAGTGTACTAGAGCCAATAGGATTACAGATGAGCTTAGAATTCACGAATAAGTTATTCAGTGAAACAGAGCTATCATTTGGAAATGAAATAATATTCGAAAGCAATAGATTACAATATGCAAGTAACAATACCAAGATTAATTTATTAAGGTATGCGAATAACATAATGACGTTGAATGAATTAAGAGAAGTATTCAACTTAGCACCAAGAGAAGATGGAGATGTAATATTAATAGACCAGAATCATAGTGTAATGAACGAAGGAGATGAGGGAAATGAAGGAAAAGGAAATTAGAAAGCTAGACATTCAATTTAGAGCAGAAGACACAGAAGAAGGCAAAATGGAAATAAAAGGATATGCTGCAGTTTTTGATAGCCCAGAAACATATGCATATACAGAACTAATAGCTAAAGGAGCATTCGATGAATCCGACATGAGTGATGTTGTATTACGTTACAACCACAATGACAGTTTCATGGTATTAGCAAGAACCAGGAATAAATCATTAGAATTGAAAACTGATGATAAAGGTTTATACATGACAGCCAGATTACAAGATGACATTACAGAACACAAAAACATATTCAATGCAATTAAAAGTGGCTTAATTGATAAGCAATCATTTGCATTTACAGTAGAAGAGGATAACTACGACTACGAAACAGATACAAGAACCATAACAAAGATAGGCAAAGTATTCGATGTGTCAGTAGTAGATCAACCATTCTACAATGCAACGGATGTATCAGTATCAAGAAACAAAAGTGATGAATTCCTAGAAAGAAGAGAGCAAATCCGAAAAGAAGAGGAAAGAAAGATAGAAGTAGCAAAAGCCAAAGAAGAGCTAAAAGCAAAGTTAGGTTAATACAACGATGGGAAAGCAGCTGGAGAGCTGTTTTTTTGTTGGTGGAGTCCAACTAAGTTGTTTGATAAATCCTGGAGAGGAATAATGGCAGTTATGCCTTAAATAGCAAAAAACAAAGGAGGTCTAACATGGAAGAGAAGACTAGAAAAGAAGAAATCGAAGCTCGTAAACTTGAAATTCGTGAAGCAGTAGATAATACAGAGGATCTAGAAGAAATCCAAAAATTAACCGAAGAGGTTGAAGTATTAAATGCCGAAGAAAAACAAATAGATGAGCAAGAAGCAAGAAAAGCCATAGCTGATGAATTAGATAAAAAAACTATGGTAGCCAAAGAAGTTGTTAAGGAGGAAAAAAGTATGGAAAACAACAAAGAAGAGTTAAGAAACTCACAAAAGTATATCGAAGCATTTGCAGAATACATTAAAACAAATGATGACAAAGAATTACGTGCATTAGTTACAACTGATGGATATGCAACAGGTAACAGTGCAACAGTAGAAGTACCAGATGTAGTATATGACATCGTAAAAACAGCATGGGAAAGAGAAGAATTAATCCAACATGTACGTACAATATCAGTAAAAGGAAACCTAAAAGTTCAATTTGAAGTAAGTGCTGATGGAGCAACAGTACATCAAGAAGGAAACGGATCAGTATCAGAAGAATCATTAGTTCTAGGTGTTGTAACACTTACACCAGTATCAATTAAGAAATGGATCTCAGTTAGTGATGAAGTTCTAGATTTAAGAGGCGAGGATTTCTTACGTTACATTTATGATGAATTAACATATAGAATCGCAAAGAAATGTGCTGATGAATTAGTAGATTTAATTTCTAAACTACCTCAATCATTAAGTGCTAATGATGCAGGTGTATACGATAAAGTATCAGCTAACAAGATTACAAAAGCCCCAGGAATTGGATTAATTGCAGAAGCAATTGCTAACTTAAGTGATGAAACAAGCGATATCACAATCGTTATGAATAAACTAACTTATGCAGCATTCAAAGAAGTACAATACGGAGCTAACTTCCCTATTGATCCATTTGAAGGATACAGAGTAGTATTCAATAACACATTACCAGCATACAGTGCAGCAAATACAAATGCAGTATATGCTATTGTAGGTGACTTCAATCATGGAGCATTAGCTAACTATCCAAGTGGCGAAGGAATCGAAATTAAATACGATAACACTACATTAATGACAAGTGACTTAGTAAGAATTCTAGGCCGTAAATACGTTGGAATTAATGCAGTAGCTGATAAAGCATTCTGTCTAATTGCAAAACCAGGCGTAAGTGCTTAATTAATATAGGAGGCGACTATGCAAGATACGGAAACATTACTAACTAAAATCAAAAAAATACAGGGCATTACACATAACGAATTTGATAACACAATAAACTTATGGATAAGTGCTGCAGAGATAGATTTAAAAAGTATTGGCATAGTCAATGCTTTAGTAGAGAATCCAGATAGTTTGGTAGAAACAGCAATAATTACATACGTGCTTAGTTTCTTAGATGTAGTGAATGCAGAATTATATGCTAATTCGTATGCATTACAGAAGGACACACTAAGACACATCGGTAGCTACATTACATCAAGTCAAGAGGTGTAATATGGAATACACAGAAATAATTTATTTGGTTGATAAAACACTAGAAGAGGATGACATCGGAAACGTTGTAACTTCCTCTTTTAGATTAACCAAAAGATATGCCAAAAGGCAAAGTGTAAGAACCAACGAATTCTACAGTGCAGTAGAATCAGGTCTAACCCCAAGTGTTGAATTTGTGATGAAAAGACTTGATTATGATGGCCAGAAAGAATTAAATTGGAACAACAAAAGATATGCAGTAATAAGAACCGTGGATCCAAAAAACAAGTTTGATATAGTGCTAGTATGCACAAGAAAAATTGGTGTCAAAGAGGTGCAAGTTAGTGCCTAAACATGGTGATTTTATGGACATAGCTGACATCCTGAATGATTATTCGAAAGAAATATACGATGAAATGCATGACGTGGCAGTACAAGTGGCCAAAGAAGGTGTAACCAGGTTAAAACAAACATCACCAAAGAAGACAGGTGATTATAGCAAAGGTTGGAGAGTGAAAGAATTCAAAGGAATGTTCTCATTTTCAAACGTAATACATAATGCAACCGATTGGAGATTAACACACCTACTAGAGAAACCACATGCCAAAAGGAATGGTGGAATCACAACCCCAAAGGTTCATATAAGACCAGTAGAGCAGGAATGTATAAACGAATACCAGAAGGATGTAGTTAACATCATTAAGAAGGGAGCATAATTATGCATAAAACAATATTTGATATTTTAAAGACACTAAATATACCAGTAGCATATGGACACTTTGAATCAGATAAAGAGGTGGAGCCACCTTTTATTGTATACCGAGAAACAAGCCCAATGACATTCAAAGCAGATGGTATAACATACTACAGACCATATGACTTTGAAATAGAAGTAGTAACCGAAAAGAAAGATGTAGCATTACAAAAAACTATCGAGGAATTATTAGATACAAGTAAAATACCATACGACATAGGTGAAGAAGTATGGGATGATGAAGAAAAGATTTATCATAATTATTATGAAATATAGGAGGTAAGATTATGGCAAATAAAGTAAGATTTGGATTAAGTGAAGTTCACATAGCTCCAATTACGTCAGTAAGTTCAGCAGGTGTTTATACATACGGCACGATTTTTACAATTCCAGGAGCTGTAAGTTTAACATTAGATCCAGAAGGCGACACGACTGATTTCTATGCAGATAATATTAAATATTTCACGACATCAGCAAATCAGGGATACACAGGATCACTTGAAATGGCTTTATTAAATGATGACTTTATAGAAAAGATTTTAAATGAAGCTAAAGATACAAACGGAGTTCACATTGAAGATGCTGACGTATCAACTAATGGATTTGCTTTAGGATTTCAAATTGATGGTGATGCAGCCAATAGAAGATTTTGGTATTACAATGTAACAGCAGCAAGACCAGGAAACTCATCAACTACAATTGAAACATCAAAAGAACCACAAACTGAAACAGTAGACATTACAGCAGCTCCAAGACTTGGAGATCATAGAGTAAGAGCAGTTATAGAAAAAACTGATGTTAATACAACTGCATATAATGGCTTCTTCAGTACAGTATACGAAAGCAACATATCTGCTTAAAAAACAATACTACTCAGTTTATGAGTAGTAAAAAGACTACTCAAAAGAGTAGTTTTTTTAGTATTCATAAAAAATAAGGAGAGTGATAAAATGGCCAACACAAACATAAAAGGTATTACTATCGAGATAGGTGGTAATACAAGTAAACTAGAAGATGCATTAAAAGGTGTTAATAAGACAATTTACTCAACTAATAGTGAATTAAAGTTATTAAATCAGGCATTAAAGTTCGATCCACATAACGTAGAATTATTGGCACAGAAGCAGGATGTATTACGAAAGAACATAGAAGCAACAACTCAAAAATTAAACACATTAAAAGAAGCCCAAAGACAAATGGGTGATTATAACTCCCTTACTGATGAACAAAAGGAAACATACAGAAAACTAGGTGTAGAAATAGCAAAGAGTGAAGCTGCACTTGGTAAGATGAATGAAGAGCTAAAGAACTCCAGCAAAATAGACTTAAGCAAATTAAAAGAAGGCCTAAAGAAAGTGGGAAATGTAGCTCTTGAAGTTAGCAAAGCAATGCTAAAAGTAACTGCAGCAATCGGTGGAGCATTAGCAGGACTTGTAACTGCAGGTGTTAAGTCATATGCAGAACTTGAAAAAGCACAAAAAGGTGCAGAAGCATTGTTCGGTGAATCATTTAATACGGTTAAACAAAATGCAGCAGTGGCATATAAGAGCTTAGGATTATCAGCCACAGAATACTACGATCAGGTTAATACCTATGCCGTAGGATTAAAGAATGCATTAAATGGAGATACAGAAGCAGCTGCAAGATTATCAAATAGCATTTTAAATGCCCAAGCCGACATCGTAGCTGCAACGGGTGCAGATCAACAAGCCGTACAAAATGCATTCTCAGCAGTAATGCGAGGGAACTACACAATGCTTGATAATTTGCGATTAGGCATTAAAGGTAGCAAAGAAGGAATGCAGGAAGTCATTGATAAAGTCAATGAATGGAATAAAGCTAACGGAAAAGCAACCAAGTATCAAATGGGTAACTATGCTGACATGCAACAAGCATTGGTAGATTACGTAGAAATGCAGGGTATAGCAGGAACAGCACAGGAAAGAATGGCAGGCACGATAAGTGGATCCATAACACAAATGAAGTCTGCATTTGATAACTTTCTAAATGGATCAGGAAGTCCAGCAGCATTAAGCGAAACGATATTAAATGTACTTAGAAACATAAGTACAGCAATACAACAACTAGCTCCAAACATTCTAGATGGAGTCGTAAATTTAGTAACAGAATTACTACCACAGGTAGTAAGCATATTATTTGATTTGCTACCAAAGCTATTAGATGCAGTAACAAAACTAATAGACAATTTATTGGAAACATTAAGAAATGATACAGATGGAATAGCAAATACAATAAGTACATTGATAGAAAAAATAGTAGAATTTATAACTGATAACCTACCAAAGATAATAGAAGCAGCAATATTAATTATAGAAGCATTGGTAAAAGGAATAACAAATTCCCTACCAACAATTATAAATTCAATGATTAATTTATTATTCACATTAATAGACACAATACTTGATAACCTTCCCGATTTCATATTAGCAGGAATTGACTTAATCATAGCATTGGCAGAAGGATTAATTGATGCAATTCCAAAAATTGTTGAGAAGATACCAATAATAATTGACAAGTTAGTAACAACCCTAACGAATCCAGAAATGATATTAAAAATGGTAAATGCATCAATTAGGTTGATGGTAGCATTAGCTAAAGGATTAATACAGGCAATACCAGAATTACTAAAGGTACCATTTACAATTATTAAGTCATTAGTTACATCATTAGGAAAAGTAATCGATGAAACTGATTGGGGAAAATTAGGTAGTAACATTATAAAAGGTATTTGTGATGGATTTGGTAAAATAGGAAGTTACATCAAAAAGAAAGTAACCGAAGTAAAAGATGAAATAACAAACAAATTTAAGTCAATATTTGGAATCCACTCACCATCAAAATTGATGAGAGATACAATAGGTTTGAATATTACAGCAGGTATTGGAGAAGGTATCGAAGAGGGAATACCAGACATGCTAAAAGATGTAAACGGAGCCATGAGAGAATTAACAAGTGGAGTAGAAGCATCAGTAAATCCAACAATAAATCCATCAGTAAATACAAGTCCATTAATTATAAATATTGGTAATTTTAATAACACTAGAAGCCAAGATGTACAAGCATTTGCTCACGAACTTGAATTATACAGAAGAAACTTAGCAAGTGCAAAAGGAGGTGTATAGAATGAATAACAATTACAAATGGAAGGGAGTAACATTTAACAGCAAAGGAATAATAATAGATAAAACACCTACGATATCAAAAGGAAAAAAGGATATAGACACAATTACTATACCTGGAAGAAACGGATTTCTAACGATAGATAAAGGCACATATCAACCGTTTGTAGTATCACTTGAATGCCATGCTAAAGGAAGTGCTAATTACGATGAAATTAAGGCATTTTTAGATGGATATGGCACGTTGTCATTTGATGGATCAAGAGAATATACAGCAGTAATACAAAATGCAATTGAATTTAGTAAAGCATTACAATTCAAAAGATTTCCTATTGAATTTTTAGTTAATCCAATTGCAGAAGACATAACACCAACTACTTATACAGTATTAGCAAGTGGAAATACATTAACAATAACAGATGCGAATGCTCCAATGTACCCTACACTACAAATAACAATAAGTGGTCAGACATCATTTATAATTAATGGTTATTCGTTTAGTTTATCAACCGCAGGAACATACACACTAGACTGCAAAAATATGGTTATAATTGATAGTAACAACAACAATGCAGCAAATATTATGGATGGCGACTTCCCTGTATTAGATAATTCTAATACAATCACTTATGATGGGAATGTTACGTCATTTCAAATCGTTTATAAGAAAGCATATTTGTAGGTGGTTAAAATGAAGTTATATACAAGTGATACAACTAATTTTAATAACAACGGATTAGGTGTTATTGATCCATATGTAACATATGCAGTAGTAACTGATGAAATAAATGGGGAATATTCGCTAACATTTAACATCAATCCATATAGCCCATTAGCTGAAAACATAGCCCAGGATAATTACGTAAAATGTAAAGTTAGTGATGGCACCGAACAAATATTCATTATAAAAAAAATAACAAAAACATTTGATACGATAAGTGTTTATTGTCAGCATGTATTTTATGAATTATTAGATAACTTGGTACTAGACATATACCCTCAAAATTCAACCCCTAATCAATTCTTAACCAGAATATTATCAAATACAAACTATGCGACTTCATTTAGTGGTTATAGTGATATAGTAACAACTAAAACAGCCAGATACGTAAGAAAGAATCCAGTAGAAATAATCATAGGTCAAGATAAGAACTCAATGGTCAATTTATTTGGTGGAGAATTAAAAAGGGATAACTTCACAATTAATTACTTATCACATATTGGTAGCAACAATGGTGAAGTTTTAAGATTAGGAAAAAACATAACAGGAATAAATATCGACATAGAAACAAGCAACATCGCAACGAGGATCCTACCATTAGGATACGATGGAATAATGATAGAAAGCACATACGTAGATAGTCAATACATATCGAATTATCCTAGACCAATAATAAAGGTTTACAAGTTCGAAAATA